GTAGCAAAGCGCCTAAAGAGGAGACGCGTAGCAAGCCTGGAGGGTTTTTTGATAACCATCTAAACCCCGCTGTAGTTGCTCAATCTGTTCGTTGGTGAAGCCGCCCGTGTAGGGATACTTGATAGAACTCATCAAATTCGAGACTTCTAGTGCAATTGGAGCACACCTGTCATTCCGTAATGCCTGAACCTTTGCCATCGTATTTTGCAACTGGAGTTGTTGGTTTGCGAAAGCTTGCCGTAGCTCCTTGATCTCAAGATCTTTCTTTTCTCGTTCTCTGTTCATCTCATCATTTTTTGCAGAGATGGATGCAAGAGCCGCTTCCTGTTTTCCGTAATTCAGAGAAACGGTGGCTAGGGACGATGCCGCGGTTAGAAGGAAGGCGCCCACTCCTACAGATAGCCAGCTCGGACGGTTTAGTGTTTCAGTCATTAGTTCTTGCCTTAGGTGGGCTACTCGTACGGAGCGGAAAGTGTCGAATTGTAGTGGATGCGCCGCCCGGCGCGAGTGGATTATCAAAATGAAGAGGATTGCACATGAGCGAGCACAACAACTCTTTGCGCGTGGCAACGATCGTGCCGGCGCAGAACCAGAACCCAGGCCATCCGCAGATCGCGAACGGGACAAAGGTTCTGCTGAGTGATGGCAGCGAGTTGGCTGGAGTGATCTCTGTAACGCTGACCGCCACGGCCGGCAACCTCTGGCAAGCAACCATCACAGTAATGCCTGAGAGAGTGCATCAAGTAACTGCTGAAGCGAATATCGTCGAGGTGGAGACTACTGATCTCGCCTCCCTGTCCCGCACCTATGCGCGGGCAGAGGCATGAACGAGCTGATCCTCCAAGGACTTCGGTTCATCCTCGACGAGCAGCGTAAGCAGACTGCGATACTCGATCGGATGGCAGAGCAACAGCTGCTGCTGATCCAGGCGCTGGCCGAGGATGAGCAGGATGATCCAGATACGCCTCCAGCTACCCACCTGGATGGCACGCCGTGCCGCTGAGGTCACAGCGACCATGCAGGGCTCAAGGTTGCCGGTCGCTCCACCGAAACGCCAACGGCTACTGTGACGGCCACGCAGAGGTAGCTGCCGAACAGTCCAGGGCCTGGTCTACCCGTCAGGGCTCAGGGCGTGGCGGTCGTCCGTGGCGTCGCTTGCGGGATCAAATCCTGAAGCGTGACCAGTACCTGTGTCGATGCGATGAGTGCGCCAGGCTTGGACGCATTCGTGAGGCGCACGAGGTGGACCATATCCTGGCGCTGGCCCATGGCGGCACCGATGAGCCGGGCAACCTACGCGCGATCAATCGGGATTGCCATAGGGCGAAGAGCCAACTGGAGGCGCGGACGTCCAGGAGCGGGAAAACGCCGTTCAACTGAGATTATTCCTGGTTGGGGTGGGGGTGGGTCAAAAGTACAGGGCCTTCGGCTCGGACACCGCTCCCCCAGCCTTTTTTTCATTTCCGCAAAATTCGAGTTTCCAAAATGGCCCGACCGCGCAAGCCGACCAAGGTGCTTGAGCTGACCGGTGCGTTCAAGAAAGACCCCCAGCGCCGCCGCGAGGATGCCGAACCGGTGGGTGAGCTGACCGCGCCACCGGCTCATATCAACGGAGCAGTTCTCCACGCCTGGAAAGAGATCGCCAAGTACGCCCCCCGAGACGTGCTTACCAATTCCGACCGTCTGAGCCTGGAGCTGGCGGCAAACCTGCTGGCCCAGTTCCGCAACGACCCCCTTGAGTTCCCTGCGGCAAAGCTGGTGCGGCTGGAGGCGATGCTGGGCAAGTTCGGCATGACTCCGGCTGACCGCTCGAAGGTTGGCGGGAAAACAGACAAGCCGAAGGGCAATGCATTCGCGGGGCTGTGATGGCAAAGACAGATTTCCCGCTGATGAAGGCGGCCGAAAAATACGCCCGGGATGTCGTGGCTGGAAAGATCCTGGTATGCAAATGGATAAAGCTGCTTGCTCAGCGCCACCTTGCCGATCTGACTGCCTCCAAGCGCAAGGACTTCCCGTATAAGTTCGACCCTGCCAAAGGAGAGCGTGTAGCGAAGTTTCTCCAGTTGCTGCCGCACACCAAGGGCAAGTGGGGTGGACAGAGGCAGCTGATCAAGCTTGAGCCATGGCAGCTGTTCACCGTGTGCGTACCGTTCGGGTGGATTCGCAAGAAGGATGGAACCAGGCGGTACCGCACGATTCTCGTTTTCGTGCCCAGGAAAAACGGCAAGTCCATCATCGGCGGCGGTGTCGGGCTGTATATGTTCGTGGCCGACGGAGAGTTTGGCGCCGAGGTGTATTCCGGCGCGACGACCGAGAAACAGGCCTGGGAGGTATTCAGGCCAGCGAAGCAGATGGTCGAGCGCACCGACGACCTGCGCGAACACTACGGGGTCGACGTGAATGCCTCGAACATGGTTTGCCTGGCCGATGGCTCACGCTTCGAACCTGTCATCGGTAAGCCGGGCGACGGGTCATCGCCGTCGTGCTCGGTGGTCGACGAATACCACGAACACCAGGACTCAACGCTGTATGACACCATGGAGACTGGTATGGGCGCCCGCGAACAGCCCATCATGCTGGTTATCACCACCGCGGGATCCAGCATCGGCGGCCCGTGCCATCAGCTCATTCGCGATTCCGAGCGGATGCTGGAGGGTGTGATCGAGCGGCCGGACCTCTGGCCGGCTCTTTACACGATCGACCAGGGCGACGACTGGACCAGTGAAATCGCGCTGCGGAAGGCCAATCCGAACTTTGGAATATCGGTCGGCGAGGACTTCCTGCTGGCCCGCCAGCGTGACGCTATGCAGTCGGCAACCAAGCAGGCCACCTTTCGCACCAAGCACCTGAACGAATGGGTCGGCGCCAAGAATGCCTGGCTCAACATGCTACGTTGGAAAGAGGCCCCGGCCAGGAAGAGCCTGGCTGAGCTGGAAGGCCGGCCGTGCTACGGCAGCCTTGACCTGGCGAGCAAGATAGACATCGCCGCCAACCTGCTGATCTTCCCGCCCCATGGTGATGATCGGTTCTGGCACATTCATGCCAGGTACTACCTGCCGGAAGCGCGCGTGCTCGAGGAATTGGATAGCAACACTGCGCGTTACCGTGAGTTCGATGCGCTCGGACTGCTGACGCTCACGGACGGTGAAGTCACCGACTTCGAGGTCATCAAGGAGGACATACGCGAGTTTGCCGGACGCTTCGACATTCGGGCCTATGCCTACGACCCCTGGCAGGCTACGCAGCTTGCCCAGGAGATGGACGCCGAAGGGCTGCCGATGGTTGAGCTGCGCCAGACGGTGCAGAACCTGAGTGAGCCCATGAAAGAGGTCGAGGCCCTGGTGCTTCAGCGCAAGCTGGCCCACGGCGACTGTCCGGTCCTCACGTGGATGGCGTCGAACGTAGTCGCGAAGCTCGACGTGAAAGACAACATCTACCCCAACAAGGAGCGTGCGGAGAACAAGATCGACGGAATGGTGAGCCTGATCACCGGCTGCGCCGTGGCTATCAAACTCGGCATCGACGAATCCGGTCACTTCGATGAATTTTTCGCCAGCCCGATCGTGGTTGGCTAACTGGACGACCTATGAATACTGCCCTGATCGTTTTTCTGGTGCTCGCCGCCGGCGGCTTGCTGCTGGGCGTTGCTGGCGTTTACGTGCTCGCCGGCCTGGGCTACTGCCTCCTGGCGGCTGCTGCTGCCCTGCTGCTGGCTGCGGGCTTCGTTCGTAAGGGGCTGATCGGTGGCTAAATCTTTCGCTCAAGTGTTGGGCCAGGCGCTGGTGAAGTCCGCTGAACCCGGAGTCGCATCCAGCCTCGCCGGCTGGGCCGGCCGAAAAATCGGCCTGGGCGACGCTGCTTTCTGGAACTCCTTCTATGGGGCAGATTCTGCGTCCGGCAAGGTGGTCAGCCAGCAGACGGCGCTTCAGCTGTCGACGGTGTGGGCATGCGTTCGTCTCATCGCTGAGACAATTGCCACCCTGCCGGTCGCGCTATACGAGAATCAGGCTGGCGCTTCAGTGATTGCGAGCTCCCACCCGGTCAACTTCGTTATCAGCCAGCAGCCAAACGCTGACCAGACGCCCGTGGAGTTCTGGGAGAACGTCATGGCGAGCCTTCTCCTCCAGGGAAACGCGTTTTGCGAGCCCCACCTGAACGCCAAGCAGCTGACCAGTCTTGAATTCCTGCTGCCGCAGAACATGTCACCGCCGCGGCGTCTGGCCAGCGGTGCTATCGAGTACCGATACACCGACAGTTTCGGAAAGCCGCACGTCTTGACCGAAGACCAGATGGTTCACGTTCGGGCGTTCGGTACCGACCCACTGTGCGGGCTTTCGCCGCTGTCGTACGGGCGTCAGGTGCTCGGTTCCGCCATGGCGGCCGACGAGTCAGCATCGAAAATGTTCGCCAATGGCATGAAGCTCGGCGGCGTACTGTCGACGGACCAGATTCTCAAGCCGGACCAGCGTAAAGACATCCGTGAGGACATGATCAAGCAGTTCACTGGCTCGACGAACCACGGCAAGACCATGGTTCTCGAAGCGGGCATGAAGTACCAGCAGGTGTCGATGACACCTGAAGACGCCCAGATGCTTCAGACCCGCGCGTTCAACGTCGAGGAAATTTGCCGGTGGTTCCGCGTTCCACCCTGGATGGTTGGCCACACGCAGAACTCCACCAGCTGGGGTACCGGCATGGAACAGCAGATGATCGGCTTCCTGTCGTTCACCCTGCTGCCATGGATCAAGCGCATCGAAATGTGCGCGAACCGGCGGCTACTTCGCCCCGATGAGCGCCGCCGGTACTACGTGAAATTCAACGCGGAAGGCTTGCTGCGCATGGACAGTACTGCGCGTGCGGCGTTCTACAGCTCAATGACCCAGAACGGTATCTACACGCGGGACGACTGCCGGCGCAAGGAGGACCTTCCCCCCGAAGGCGGGAACGCGGCGAAGCTCACTGTGCAGTCAAACATGCTGCCGATCGACATGCTGGGCCAGGACCCAGGCGGCGCCAATCAAGCCAAAGAGGCCTTGCTCGACTGGCTCAACGATCAGCCAAGAGGTAACACCTGATGAGATACAAGGATCGGCATGCAGCGGTGAAATACCGCTCTTTCGACTATGACGTGAAGGCTGTCGGCGACGACGGCCTTTTTTCTGGCTACGGTTCTGTGTTTGGCGTCGTTGACAGCTACAACGAGGTCGTGGCTCCGGGCGCCTTCCTCGAGTCAATCGCGGACGCCAAGTCCAAGGGACGCACCTTCCCAGTGCTGTGGCAGCACCGAACCGGTGAGCCGATCGGCAGTTGGGACATCGAAAGCCTGAAGGAAGATGATCGCGGCCTCTTTGGCGATGGCCAGCTCTGGCTGCCTGATGCGCCGTACGCCCGCATCGCCTACCGAGGTATGCAAACCCGCTCGATCACCGGATTGTCGATTGGCTATTACGTCCGAGAGTCGACGTTCGACGAGAAAACTCGCATCCGAACGTTAACGAAGCTGGACCTCATCGAAATTTCCATTGTCACCGTGCCCGCCAACGACGAGGCGCGGACCGACACCATCAAATCGAAGCTTGCCCAGGGCGGCCTGCCTTCGATGCCCGAATTTGAGTTGCTCCTGCGCGAGGCAGGCTTCTCGAAAACTCAATCTGCGGTGATTGCCAATCGCGGGTTGAAGCATTTGCTCCGGAGCGAGTCCGCGGGCGACCTGGCAGAACTCGAAATCGTCGAGGCGCTGAAGTTGCGCCCGGCCCTTTCTCTCCCATCGTTTTGAGGATTCACCCATGCATAACGCACTGAGCAACCAAAGTCGCGCCGAGCACCGCCAGATTCAACGCAAAGAGCACGCGGACGACAAGCTCCAGCTGAAGGCCGTTAATGACCTTCTCGACGAGCGTGATCGTGAGATCAAGGCCTTCGCAACCAAGGCGGCCGCCGAGATCAAGGAGCACGGCACCATCCTGACCGAAACCAAGACCATCTTGGATGGCCTGGTTAAGGACGGCCTGGGCTTGCAGGATCGTCTGCAAGAGATCGAGCAGAAGCTGTCGCGTCGCTTTTCCGCCAACGACCCGATCGAAGCGAAGTCGATCGGCGAGGAACTGTCGGAATCCGACGACTTCCAGGCCCTGCAGACTCGCGGTCGCGGTGTTGTCCGGATCGGCCGCAAAGCTGTGACCAACATCACCAGCGCCACCACCGGTACTGGCGGGGTTGGCGCGGGCATCCAGCCGACGCGCCTGCCGGGCATCGTGGTCGGTCCGGAGCGCGAATTCACCATTCGCGATCTGATCATGCCGGGCCGCACCTCTTCGAACTCCGTCGAGTACGTGCGCGAGAGCGGCTTCCAGAACATGGCTGCGGCGCAAGCGGGCGAAGGTGGCATGAAGGCCCAGTCGGACCTGTCTTTCGAGCTGAAGGACACTCCAGTCCGCACCATTGCCCACTGGTTCCGTGCATCGAAGCAGGTGCTCTCCGATATTCCTCTGTTGCAGAGCTACATTAACGGCCGCGCCATTTACGGCCTGAAATACAAGGAGGAGGAGCAGATCCTGGCGGGCGACGGTACCGGTCAGAACCTCCTGGGCTTGATTCCGCAGGCTACCGCGTTCAACGAAGCGCTGCGCAAAGCTGGCGACACCAAAATCGACACCCTGCGCCGCGCCATCCTGCAGGTTCGCGTCGCCGAGTATCGCGCCTCGGCGATCGCCTTGAACCCGGTGGACTGGGCAGATATCGAACTGACCAAAGACGCCAATGGCTCCTACATCTGGGTCAACGTCCAGGAAGGCGGTGTGCAGCGCCTGTGGAAGCTGCCGGTAGTGGACAGCAATGCTGTGCCTGAAGGCGAATTCCTGGTCGGTGCGATGAACATCGCGGCCCAGGTGTTTGACCGTGAAGAGGCGGCCGTCGAGGTCTCCACGGAAGACGGCGACAACTTCCGCACCAACATGGTGACCATCCGGGCCGAGGAGCGTTTGGCCCTGGCGGTACATCGTCCCGAGTCGTTCGTGCACGGCGAGTTCGACGCCGCCCCGTAACCTGACCAGGAGCGCGCCCGGGTAATCGGGCGCGAATGAACATGCCAGAAGTAAACGTCAAGACCGTCAAGGGTTTCAACAACGAAGGCGTCTATGCCAAGCGCAATAGCGAGATCACCGTCGACGAACAGCGCGCTCGCGATCTGCTGCGCAACGGCCTGATCGAGGAGTACGACATGAAGCAAGCGAGCGAGCCCCAGAACAAGCAGGCGCCGGAGCCAACCAACAAGAGCGGCAAGCCGCCGGCGGCGAAAAAGCCAAAGGAGTGATCCATGTCTGTGATCGCCATCGACATAGCCATGCACCACCTGCTGGCCGAGCCGGAGGATCAGGCATTGGTCCAGATTCAACTGGCAGCGGCAGAAGGCTCGGCAATGCAGTTCCTCAACAGGCGTTTCTACTCAGACCAGGACGCGCTTGATGAGGCTCGGGTTGCTGGGGCGGCAATGCTGCAGGCTGCACGCCAGGCCTATATTGCTGCTGTCGCCGCCGCTGAGGATGAACAGGATTACTCGCTCCGGTGCCGCTTGCTTGATCAGGCTCGCCGGGCCTTGGCCGATGCGTACGACCAGGCCGACGCGATCGCCTACGGCATGGTGATCAACGACGAGATCACGGCTGCGAGCCTCCTCAAACTGGGCCATCTGTTTGCCAATCGCGAGGAAGTGGTAGTCGGCGATACGGCTACCGAACTTCCTTTGGCGTCGAAGTCACTGCTGATGCCTTATCGCATCCGGATGGGTGTGTAATGCGTGCCGGAAAGTTGCGGCATCGGGTGGACTTCCATCGCCCGATCTTCGCGCAGGACCCCGTAACTGGCGAAATGGTGAAGACATGGGTCGAGGTCTGGTCGAAGGTGCCGGCCAGCGTCGAGCCGTTGTCAGCTCGCGAATTTATTGCCGCGGCGGCCACCCAGGTGGAGGTCACCGCGCGCATCGGCATTCGCCGGCGTGCGGGGGTAGAGGCAACGATGCGCATCATCCATCGGGGCAAGATCTACAACATCCAGGGTGTGCTACCCGACCCGAAAAGCGGGCTCGAC